AGGCTAAAGCTAAGGACAAATTTGACGTATACCCCAGCGCCTACGCTAACGGCTACATGGTTCAAGAATACAAGCGCATGGGCGGCAAATACAAAGGCGCTACTGGCGGAGAAGTTACTTTGAATGAGAAGAAAAGCGATCTGAATAAAGATGGCAAGCTTAGTCGTTACGAGCGCAAGCGTGGACAAGCCATAGCTAAGAACATGAACCTTGGCGGAACCGTTATGGTTCAGGGACGCGGCTGTGGAGCAATTATGCCAAGCAAACAAAAAAAGACGCGGGTTCCAAGTGAGTAAAAAGCGCGGTTTGGACAAATGGTTTGGCTCAGAAAACTGGGTTGATATTTCAGCGCCAAAAGAAGGCGGAGGATTTGAGCCATGTGGTCGAAAAAGCGCCAAAGATTCTGATCGAGGATACCCAAAATGTGTTCCCTCAGATAAAGCCCGTAGTATGAGTAAGAAAGAAATTTCTTCGGCGGTTAGTAGAAAAAGAAATAAAAAACAAGGCGTTGGAGGTAAACCTACCAACGTCAAAACCTTTGCAAAAGATGGCGGTAAAATTATGAAAAGCAAAATGAGCACTAAAGGCGGTATGAAAGGCGGCATGATGAAGACCAAAGGGTATGCTAAAGGCGGTGCATCAAAGGGCGGCATGATGAAGACCAAAGGGTATGCTAAAGGCGGCGCACCAAAGGGCGGAATGATGAAGACCAAAGGGTACGCTAAAGGCGGTGCATCAAAGGGCGGAGCTTCAAACTTTAGAAAGCCGTCGTCACAAAAGACTGGTTTGTATGGCTCTAGATAGTGGCTTACCTTCAAAGCAACATTCCGCATTTTAAATGCTGGGTGAGGAAGGAATACACTCACAACCATGAGAAGTATCATGGTGAATTTATACACGCAATGGCTATCGCAGTTACGACGATGCCATCAAGATGTTTGAGCTTCCAGTTAATTTTTACTGGCGCTGAAAGTTATGACGATGATGACGAGCAAAATGTGCATGGCGGGGCTATGTGGGCAAGGATGCCCATCACAGCGTTGGTTGCCGATACAGCGTTTGAAGCGTGGCCTGAGCCAATGCCTGTTTGGGCAGCTCAACCGTGGGATTGTAGTTCGCACACCCATGCGGTTTACGTTTTGGACCGAGCAACACCAACGCCTTGGCTTGCGATGATTGACGGAGAGATGTACCCAGCAAAGTATCTTTTTACCGTTGATTATGCCGAAAACGAAATTGCTGATGACCCTGCTCAACACAAACAGTCACATGTTTTAGAGCTGCTTGATGCTGGGAAGTGGACTGGAAACATTGTCGCATTGCCAAATAATCGAGTAAGGGTTACTCACCCTGCGTGGTTTGAAACAGGCTCTGGTGCCCCCGACTTTAGACCATCACAACATATTCATTACAGCAAATCTGATCTAGACTACACGCTTGATGTAAATCAAGTGTTTAATAACTTATACGCAAGTGAAAAAAATGGCGATTAGCGGAAGCAAAGATTTTGAGTTAGACGTGGCTGATTACGTTGAAGAGGCATTCGAGAGATGTGGCCTAGAGCTTCGCACCGGCTATGACTTAAAAAGTGCGACTAGGTCTCTGAACTTGATGCTTGCTGAATGGGCTAACAGGGGCTTGAATCAATGGACAATAACTCAAAAAAGCATACCAATGATTCAGGGCACCGTCACTTACAATGTAGATAGCGTTAATCCAACGGCTACAATTGACGTGTTGGACGTATTTATTAGACAAACTATTGGTGGAGAAACCACCGATATGCCTTTGAGCAGGTTGTCTAGGTCCGAGTATTCAAACTTGAGCATTAAGACTACAACTGGCAAGCCTAATCAATATTTTATTGATAAGCAGATTAGCCCAACCATTACAATTTGGCCTTCCCCTGATTCCAGCTCCACATATACGGTTCTTTGCAATGTGTTAACAAGAATGGATGATGCGGATGTTGGCGCAAACACGCTGGAAATGCCTTTTAGGTTTTACCCGTGTCTGGCTGCTGGCCTTGCTTATTACATGGCTCTAAAAAGATCACCAGACAAGGTTAGTATGCTTAAACAACTCTATGAAGAAGAGTTTGAACGGGCGTTATCGCAAGACCAGACTCGCGTCTCATTTAGGGTTGCGCCAGATCTTCGCGGATACAATTTAGGCTAATGGCTTTTGCAAGCAACAAAAAAGCGTTTGGCATATGTGACATCACAGGCTTTCGTTATCGCCTGCGCGACATGAAAATGACGTGGGATGGGCTCTTAGTTGGCCCGGACCAATGGTCTCCCAAGCACCCTCAGTTAATGCCAAAGCCATCACCAGTTGATCCGCAGGCTTTAAAAATATCTAGGCCAGACCTTGCCGCTGACGGCAACGACAACAATTTCTTTTCTGTTTATACTAATGTTGGGAATGGAAAATTGGGCACAACTTTGCAAACTTTTGGACTTACTGTTAGTGTAGGTGCTGTGGAGGTAACTACGTCATGAGCTTCACTTTAGCTACATTAAAATCAACTGTGCAAGATTACTTGCAGGTCAATGAGACTACGTTTAACAACAACCTGAACACGTTTATTCAGGAAGCTGAGAGCAGAATCTTCAAAATGGTTCAGCTCCCAGAGCAAAGAAAAAACGTGCAAGGTACATTGAGCGTGAACAATCGGTTTCTGGCAACGCCAACCGATTATTTTTCGCCGTTCTCACTGGCTGTGATTGATAGCAATAACAAATACCATTATTTGGAGTTTAAGCACCCTTCGTTTATCAAGGAATATAGCCCCAACACAGCAACGGTTGGTCGGCCTAAGTATTATTCAATGTTTAGCGAAACTGCTTTTGAGCTTTCACCAACTCCAGACGCTGGCTATACGGCAGAGTTGCATTACCTGTATAAGCCCCCGTCACTGACGGCTGGCTCTGATTCAGGCACTACTGTTTTGTCAACGGATCACCCAGATCCATTGTTATATGGCACCTTGGCTGAGGCTGCTATATTCCTAAAGGAAGCCCCTGACGTAATAGGAACCTTCGAGGCTCGGTTCAAAGAAGGCATAACTCGGATGAAGAATCTGAGCGAAGGCCGTGGAACCAGAGACGAGTACAGGTACGACTTATTGCGGACAGGGATTACTTAATGGAAAAAATTGCAGGACTCAAAGGAAAAAAAATAGCAATAATCGGTCTGGGAACCTCTCAGATTGACTATGTAATTGGGTTGGAAAACAGTAAACAGTGGGACGAGACATGGTGCATTAATTCTGCATTAGCCGCTTTTGATTGCGACCGGGTGTTCATGATGGACCCTGCAAGCCGTTATCTAGATACTGAAGACGCTGGCAATCAAACCGAAGTCATGCGCCGACTCCTGCCCACCTTCGACAAACCAATTTATTCGTGTGAGCTAGATGACCGTGTTCCAGCAATTGTTGAGTACCCACTTGGCGAGATTGTAGAAAGCCAGCGGTGCGCCTACTTGAGCACAACGGTTGCATACACGATTGCGTTTGGCTTGTGGAATGAGGTCGCACACATGGACCTTTTTGGAATAGATTTTAGTTACAGGCACAATCTGCACTTTGCTGAGGCTGGCAGAGCCTGCGTTGAATTTTGGGTAAGCAAGTGCCTAAGCGAAGGCATTGGCATTGGAGTAAGCCCAAGATCATCATTATTAGACAGTGATGTTCCGCCAAATGAACGCCTGTATGGCTACCACCGCCTTGCAGACCCCTTGGTTGCTATGCCTGACTTAGAAGGTCAGTGGATACTATGCCCTCAATCAAAACTTGCAGAAATGATTGATAAGCATGACCTGAAGACTGTGCAGCTCCCGTCATCACCGGAGCCGTACAAAGGATGATTGAAAATCAAGAAGGTTTTAAGCTGGGTACGGTCATGGTTTCTACCACACACGGCAAAGGCCATGACCCAGAATTCTGGGCAGAGCAGGTAACCAATAAAATTGTCGGGATTAGTTCTCAAGCGGCACCGCACATTAGAGATCAGGCTGAGGCTTTCAGGCATCACATTTATCAGATAATATTGAGCGGAATGAAAAACAGCATTGCCTCAGATCGCGTGACGGTTTCTAATACGTTAAGAAATCAAGGCCATGCAAACATGGCTGACATTATCAAGGAGCTTTAAAATGGCGATCACTTCTGCAATATGCACTTCCTTTAAGCAACAGTTGCTTGTAGGTACTCACAACTTCACGAATGGCGGTAACTCATTTAAATTAGCGTTGTATACAAGCTCCGCAACTTTAGGTGCAGGCAGCACAGTTTTTGTGACCACTGGTCAAGCCTCTGGGACTAACTACACGACAGGCGGCTCCGCTTTAACAAATGTGACTCCATTTGCTACTGGCACAACTGGGGTATGCGACTTCAACGACCTTACGTTCAGTAATGCAACAATTACTGCGCGTGGATGTCTTATATATAATGACACCCAAGGCGACAAAGCTGTTGCAGCGGTAGACTTTGGTGGTGACAAGACCAGCACGGCTGGTGACTTTACGGTAGTTTTCCCGTCGCCAACAGCGACTGGTGCAATAATCAGACTCGCGTGAGGGCTCATGCCACTACAAGTAATAGACTTTCAACCCGGCATAAACAAAGAGGCCACCGATTACTCGGCTAAAGGCGGCTGGGTGGACGGAAATCTTATACGGTTTAGAAAAGGCCGTGTGGAAAAAGTTGGTGGTTGGACCAAACTGGGCACCAATTATTATCTAGGTCTTGGCAGGGCGTTGCACTCTTGGCTTTCTTTGGGCGGTACTAGATATCTTGGCGTTGGTACAA